ATTGTGTGTGTAATGAAACCTTGGAGTTTAGATTGAGAACCAAAGTAATTATTGAAGGCCTGAATAATTCCCAGAAATTCCGTGCTGTAATTAACGGAATTTTTATCGGTGATTGTCAGGTGAAGGATTTAGTGGGCAACCGATTCCCGCAAACCCAACAAAGGGTCGCCGTATGGGAGGCGCTAATGGAAATAGCTCGTGCTCGGCGGTGTGGTGCGAATCAAATTGGCTTTGCTGGTGTTCGCCGTGAATATGATGTACAGGTGGATTTAATATGAGTGCCATGAAAAGAATATTAGAATGGGTATTGGAAGAATATGAGTCCGGCCGAAGTGTAAAAGAAATTGCTCAAGATACCCAAGAATTTTTAACCGAAGATCAAGTATATCAAATCGTAAAAGAATATTTTCAGGAGACCGTATGATACTGGTAATTGAAACGCAAGTGTATGAGAATTATGCATGGAATCCAGATGGGTCAATTGGTACAGGATCCGATGCCTACTGGAAGGCCAAAGGTGGATCCTCATATAAGATCCATGGTGTGCCTGCGAATGTGGACCTGGATGAGATTGTATCCATAGTCCGCCCACAAATCGAAAAAGATAACGATTATATTGAGGAGAGTATAATTTGTTATGGTCTCGAAAAGGACGGCTGGCTGTCAGGCTTTGAGAGAGCCCAGCTAGAGTATGAGGGATCGATTCAGTATGCAGAGCCATCGATAGACTATAGCGAATTGGTAGAAGCGTAGGAGACAGCTGGACGGAGATCCAGTCGATGAGGTATACTATTTTTAACGATCCTTAGAAAGCGTTAAATCGAATTTCAAAATTTTTTTCCGGTACCTCCGACCTCCAGGAATTTTTTCCGGAGGTTTTTTCGCTGGAACCTCTATTTCCATGGTGTTGTTTTTACGCAACACTCTGGTCTCTATGGCTTGACAATTGCCTCATTCTCTGTTATACTATCATTATATTGGTAAGGAATCGTATGAATAGGAAAAAGCGTAATGACCGTAATTATATCATATATCAAATTCTCTCTGAAAATACTGGTGACAGTTATATTGGTGTTACTGTCGCTACCGGCCGTGCTTTTCTACGGTCTGTTAAGGTTCGGGTTCAAAAGCATTTCTCCAGAGCTAAATGCGAGACTAAAGATTGGGCACTCTGCGAATTTATACGTCAGAACCAAGACGCCGAAATGACCTATCAGGTACTTGATGTAATTCGTGGTCGGCGGAATGCTTATCAAGTTGAGCGAGAGTATATTCGGAATTATCAGCCTACACTCAATACATTTTAAGGAAGAAATATGAATAGTTTATATGTACCAATTTTTAAATACACTTTGGGACCTCTTGAAACATATCAAATGGGTCGTAGAATATATGCTCGTAATTTTCAAGAAGCGTTTAAAATTTCACAGAATCGTCTATCGAATCGTGCAAAGAAAACTTATTGGAAAGTATCTCTTGAAATGGTAAAAGGAGTATAATATGTTAAAAACAAATGTGGTTTCAGAAAGACGGTTACTGATTGCAGATGCCATGAAGGTATTTGAAGAAAAGAATGATTGGGCCTATATTGCAGGATTTTATTCGTCAATCATCAAAGACCTGGCGGTGGATCGGCCAGATGATTTTCAAATGGTCCTGGCAACACTTAAACAATTAAGGAAATAAAATGAAATTACCTTTTAAAGATTTGTTTGTTGGTACGGAAGCAGAAATGATTACAAACCCATTTTCAGGTGAATCTTGCTTACTTTCACCTGAAGCCGTTGCGGTTTATGATACAATCCGTGGATGCGAATTGTTTGGTGACTATGCCGGTGTTCGCAAAGGCCTGGACTGGTTTCGGCAACACTACCCTGCTGAATATATGGTTTTATTGGATTGAAAAGAATAAAATTATGGATAAAATTGAAGAAATGAATAAGGTTGTTGAGAGTATGATTCACCTCTGCGAAATTCGTGGTCAGCTGGATGAGGCGAGCAATGCAAAGACGGAAAAGCGCCTTGAGCAATTGGAGAGACGGTATGCGGAGTTGCAAAAGACGGTAGTGCCTGCATGACCTATTTTTTGTTATTGATCAATGTATTCTTTGTCTGGTTCTTTTGGCGAAGTGCAGGTCTGGCCTTTGAAGAAGGTCGCAATGGTTCTGCCTACATTGATCTAACTTTATCGGCTATGAATTTTGCTTTAATCATGAATGCTATACTATGACAAGTGACAATATCGAAACACGGCGGCAATATGCAAGAGCTTACTGGAATTTACCAATTGCTTTTGTAGAAATTGATTTAGATGTATTAGAGATTTTGACCAATACAATGAAATCAGATGAAATGATGTTTGCAAGAAAACTTATGGATGAAAAGGTGCCTGTATGGAAATAATTGAATTTACAAAGCGTTGGCTTGTGATGGAAGTTGCCAATGTATTTAAATGGGTTGCAACTGCGGTAACATTGGCAGGCGCTATTTGTACGGCCTTGACAATCGACCCTTTGAATGTTATACTACTGAATATAGGTTCGGCATTGTTTCTGGTATGGGGTGTTCTCATCAAAGACAAGGCCATGATTCTTGTAAACTCTGGCCTCTTGGCAATTTATGCATTTGGCATGTTTATAAGGTTATGAAAGTTCCTTTTTGGCAAAACATTAAGTACCAGCGATTCTTTCGTTGGTACTTTTCTTTTACTTTACTTGAATGGGTGATACTATGTTGGTTGTTCTACAAGTTGATGTTCCTCGCCGTAACTTTCTGGTAAAGGATCTACGCAGCTCTAAATACAGGATGCGTGTTGCAAAGTCGAAGAAAATTTATGATCGTGCAGCACAGAAATCCCGTAGTCTAAAGGAGCGTTATGCTGAATGATAAACCACCGCAAAATTATGATGGTTTTTATTTCTTGCCAGGCCGTAGTGAGATAGAAAGTTTTAGTCTAGCATTCTTTAATCTAAAAGGTGAATTTGAAAATGGAAAACCGGTTAATGGAACTGATCTTGGTGATATGTATCATGTCGCCTTTTTTAAGCGTGATGCAAATGGCAACCCAGCATTTGATGATGCTTTTGAAGCAATCTTTCGAGACCCTACAGTTTATGTCGAAGGTTTAGAAGGTGCGGAGATTTACGGCTGTATCGTAAGAAAGACGGACAAATCTGAAAAATGGTTTGCCGAGTATTTGGAAAAAACAAAAGGCGCATTGATGCTCAAGAAATTAATTAATGTTGCCAAATCAATTGCAGAAACAAAATGAAGAAAGTGAGTATATTATGCCTAACTGGTGCAGCAATACATTTGAGCTTATAGGTCCAAAAGAAAAAATACAGGAATTTGAAAAGTTCCTCGATGACAACAACGGCAAAGATTGGTTTAATTTCTTTGCGCCATGTCCCGATGAATTAAAAAATGTTGGTGATGTAAACTTTCATCAAGAGCCCAATGAAAAACTTATAGAAAAATACGGTTATGCCGATTGGTATTCGTTTGGTATTGGCGAATGGGGTTGCAAATGGAATTGTGATGCTCAAGATTGGCAGGTAGATGAACATGCCGACTTTTTAATCATTAAATTCTGGTTTGATTCACCATGGGGTCCTCCCACCGAGTTATATCAAAACATTTACAACAACAAATACGGCGAAGATTACAATGTTTTCGCTGAATGGCATGAAGAAGGCATGGCATTTGTTGGCCGATTTGAAGATGGCGAAGTTGAAAACTATGAATATACTGATTTAGATTCGCTTGATTTCATTCCTGATGAATTATTAGAGAATTGGAACATACGTGAAATGTTGGAAGATCGTGCCGAATGGGAAGATGAAGATGAGGATGAAGAAATTGAAGATGCCAAGTAAAATTGATACGCCGGAAGGCAGAAAATGGCTTCGAGAAATGCTTCAATCACAAAAAATTGAAGTTTTCTTTACGAAAAAAGACGGAACTGAGCGAAAAATGTTGTGTACGCTCGAAGAAAATAAAATTCCTAAAGAAAAATTGCCAAAAAACAGCGGAAAATCACAATCAGATGAGGCTCTTGCTGTTTTTGATGTTGAAAAAAATGATTGGCGCAGTTTCCGTTGGGATTCTGTGACAAAAATTCAATTAAGTATTGAATAATTTGACAAATGCCTAAAAAATACTTTGATATTATCAATATAAATCTTACAAGTGCAAGAACTGATGAAGAAATTGCAGATGTTCCTTGTGGCACATGCTCTTTGTGTTGCCAACGATTGACACCATTTCTTACGGTCGAAGAATTTCAATCAGGTAAATATCCAATAAGTCTGATTAATCCAGATCCGAACGATTTAAAAATAAATCCAAATGTTGGACCTACAATTGCGATGTTCAAAGGTCCTACAGGTGGATGCGGAATGTTTATTGATGGCAAGTGTTCAATCTATGAAATACGGCCAATTGCGTGCCGGCAATTCGATTGTCGTAAAGGTCATCACCCATCAATACCTGATATGACAAAAAATGATTCCCAAGTTAGTCCATCTTAGCTGGAAAACAAAAGATATTTTAGAGGATAATCATCCTCTGATTACCAATGGCGTTGGTCGTTTACAACAAATGAATCCTGATTGGAAATTTGTTGTAAGCGATGATGATGACATTGAACAATACCTCAAAAACAATTTAACACCAAAGGGATATGAATTAGTTCGTAATGTTCACATCGTACAAAAGAGTGATCTATGGCGGCTGTTTAAAATCTATAATGAAGGTGGCCTTTACATTGATATAGATCGCCTCTGTAATGTTAAATTGAATGATATATTTACTGATGAAATAAAATGGATTTTACCTACGTGCCGTGATTATGATTTTTCACAAGACATAATGATGAGTGCGCCAAGCAATCCAATTTTTGCTAAGACGATTGATTTGTTTATGCAAAGAAAAATGGAAGGTTGCGAGAATACATATTTTCTTGGGTCGCAAACATATATGCACGCTATAACTATGATGTTATGTGGTCAATTGATCAATACAAATCCAGGTATAGAAATGATGAATGATATTAGGCAAAAAATATCAGAATTAAGGTTTATAAAAACGTATCGTGAAGATCCGCCAGTTGATACCCTTGTTTATCATGGAAACGATATAGATAATTGGGAAAGTACAAAAAGAGATTTTTATGCTAAATCAAAAATTAAACATTGGACAGGTGAGTGGTAAAGCCTTCAAAACATAGGTAGCGATGTACCCGCCTTGTAAGCGGGAAAGTTCGGCGCAAGTCCGGATGAGGGCACCAAATAAAAAATATGAAACCAGTAATTCTACCAAAAATTTTTCAACCATACTATTGTGAAAACTTAGTTCGTCTAGGTAAAGATAATGATGGTGGTTATCTCGTAAATAAATCTGATATTGAAAAGTCTAAAAAGTTAATTAGCTTTGGCATTAAAGATGATTGGTCTTTTGAGGAAGATTTTATCAAAATAAATGATTGTGCGATTGATGCATATGACGGTACAATTAATGCTGATGATGAAGTAAAACTTAAAACGTTTTTTGGTGGTAATAAAATATACATTCCGAAAAATATAGGAAATAAACAAAATCAAATTAGTTTTGATTCTACTATTTCTGAAGATTGTTTTTTGAAATGCGATATTGAAGGATCAGAATACGACATTCTAGATGACATTATAATCAATACGAAAAAACTTACTGGAATCGTAATTGAATTTCATGACATTCAGTATTACGATCAATTTAATTTGATAACAAATTTTATAGGTAAGATAGATCAGAAATTAGTTCATGTGCATATCAATAATTGCTCATATGCAGAATCAGATAAAGGATGTATACCTTATGTTGTCGAATTAACTTTTACATCATCACAAAATATTGAATGGAAAGAAGTAAAATTACCTCACGTTTTAGATATGCCTAATTGTGCAGAACGTGACGATTTTAGAATTATGTTTTAACGGAGTTTAGCGCAGTCTGGTAGCGCATCTGCTTTGGGAGCAGAGGGTCGGGGGTTCGAATCCCTCAACTCCGACCAATTTTAGGAGATTGTATGTCTGGCAAAGGAAGTAAACCAAGGCCGTTTTCCGTTTCACAGGAACAGTTTGCGGATAATTGGGATAAAATTTTTAAGAAACAACAATGGGATCATTACAGCGATTTACCTGGACCTGAATACTATCAAGACATTTTATCGACTGAAGATTGTGTCTTAGATGCTTTGAACAAAGACGATAAACTTTCATAGCGGTTGTGGTGGAATTGGTAGACACAAGAGACTGTCAAAATCTTATGTTTTATAAATAAAATGAAACGGAGGAATTATGACAGACCAAGAATTTATTTCTATTACATCATCATCTTCATCTATGGCAGAAGCATGTTCGAAAATTGGAGTTCATTTCAACACCTTTAAGAGGCGTGCAATAAAATTAAATTGTTATGTTCCGAATCAAGGTGGAAAAAACACCAAAAAAAAGTGGATGGAAAATCGTTCTATCAGTCTCAACGAAATACTAGATGGAAAACATCCACAATATCAAACCTACAAGTTGAAACATAGATTATTCAAAGAAGGAATCAAAACGAATAGATGCGAAGAATGTGAAATAGAATGTTGGAATGGTAAAAGTATTGAATGTGAACTGGATCATATTGATGGTAATAGTAATAATCACATTTTAAGTAATTTAAGAATACTGTGTCCAAACTGCCATTCACAAACTGAAACATTTCGAGCAAAAAATATTGCGAGTGTGGTGGAACGGAATACACATTTGACTTAAAATCAAACGCCGAAAGGATTGAGGGTTCGAATCCCTCCACTCGCACCAATCTGACCGTAGTTCAGAGGATAGAACAACAGCCTTCTAAGCTGTGGGTCGCAGGTTCGATTCCTGCCGGTCAGGCCAAATAAGCACCTGTAGCTCAGTTGGTTAGAGCAGGCGACTCATAATCGCTTGGTCGGGGGTTCGAGTCCCTCCGGGTGCACCATCTTCACTAAATAGACATTAGATGTTTTTTATTGGTTTTACTATTTTTCCGTGGTTTGGCTGATTGATCCCTTAGGTCACTAAAAATGGTAAAATGGATCCAATATCTGGTATTTCTGGTGCCGCCAAAGGCATTAGAGAACTTACAAAAGCAGGTAAAGAACTAGACGGTGCTATTGGTGAATTAAATGAATTCACTAATCAACCATTAAAGGAACAACACAATATCCGTGTTGAGACTGAACGCCGTAAAAGATTAAAACCTTTACATACCGATCAGAAAGCTTTTGCTCGCCTTGTTGAAAAGAAAAACATGGAGGCTGAGCGTGAGAAGATAAAACAAGAAGCTCTCAAGCGATATGGTAAAACTGCTTATGATGAGTTGCGTACTATAGTTTCTCAAATCGAAAAAGAAGAAGAATTAGAGAAAAAAGCTTTTGATAAAGATGCAGGTAAGTTATTAGATTTGAAATTAATGTCCGTTGCTTTTGCTGTTATAGTGACTTATATACTTCACGCAGCAGGGTTAATTTAAATGGAATTTTCTTTAAATGGGTTGATGAATGTATTTAATTCAGCACCCTTAGTAGTAATGTCGTTAGTGGGTGTTTTTACAATTGCAGCGTTAATATACAACGCTACTGAGCAAAGAACATTTCAACAAGAACAAGATAACTCATTGGTGTTATCTATTTTAAGTGGAATGTTAATACTTGGTATGTTAATTGTAGTAACACAACTATGAACAACTTTCATCAGTATGTGCAAGACTTACGAGACTATCGTGATTCTTTAGTGAGAGCAAGAAAGGCTAGGCGAAACGAATACATAAAGCAGATACCGTATAAACCATGGTTTTGGATGGCATATTTTTTTATATTATTATTGATTTATCCTTTTTAATTTAAGAAAGTGCCGATGATGAATGATAAAAAATTACTCAAGTGGTTATTGTTACTGATCGTGTTGCCAATAGGTCTTGCAGTTTTTGGTGGAGATCGTTTTCGTTATCCTTGCCAAGATCCAGCAAATTGGGATAAAGACATGTGCCAAAAGCCAACTTGTGATGTAACAAGAACATGTCCAGAACATGTATTCAAAGGTGGCCGTGATCCAAGATTAGGAGCTCCCGCTGATCAATTACCACAAGGATCTTTAACTCTATCACAAACACCAAATACACCTCAACTGACAGGAGTGAATTGCAAATGAATTTATTCAATAAAGAAGAAGAAAAACAAAAAGAGGAACAAACACCTTTCATGTACACCGAAGATCAGTTGATGGCTCGACTGAAATTCTTTATCGGCATTTGTTTATCATTGACACTAACAGGCATTGTATTTGTTGTACTGTATTCAATTATATTTGTTACACAACCACTCAACGCTATGTCGCCAATTGATCAGAAGTTTTTCGAACTTCTAATTCCAATTTCAACATTTCTAACAGGCATTTTATCTGGCATTATGTTGGCAGGAAAAGATGACAAAGAAGCAAAGATGAAAGCAATTGAGGCTGCAACACGACCAACAACTGTAAGTCCAAATCCGACAGCACCAACAGGTTTATCGAGTCCTTCTCCAAGACCAATGATGCCATCACCAAGTGCTTCTTCAGTACCATTTGGTAGTGCGCCAACACCATTTGGCAGTTCACCATCTCCTTTTGGTGCACCACCAATGCCACCTCCACCTAACGTTCCACCTGTTTCATCGGGACCACCAGGACCTCCAATTATTCCAAGAGGACCTGAGGTCTAAAATGATCAAATGGTTTAGGCATCGGCCAGGAAAACATCCGCCGGCGCCTAAACCATTACCAAGCCCTAAAATTAAGTGTTGTTTTTATACAACAACTTACTTGACAATCTGTTGATTATGCTATATAATACCAAGACTAGTGAAAATGGAGATTTGACATGGCTCGCATTACTGATGCAAACCTTGCATTTGCAGGACATGAACCTAAATTCTCGGTAGAATTATCGCCGATTGATGTAATTAAAACTTTGTCATGGTATTCTCAAAACAAAGACACCAAAGACGCCTACAAATATGCTTCAGATTATTTTAAGAAGAAGCATAAACTTGATGTATCAAATGTAATCAAACAATTTCCTCCCACATTTGGTTGGATCTGCCGTATCGTAACGAATGGTGGTCTACTTAATGTCAAAGATCAAATTTGGTTCGATGGTGAAATTACCAAAGTAAAAAATGTTTTAAGTGGGCTAAAAAATGTTGTTGAAGAAAAGCCTAAAGTAAATGTAATTAACATTCAAGACCGTATTCGTGCTAAGGCTGATGATTGTATTGCAGAACTAGAAGGTCAAGTTGATGAATTAATTGCATCTGGTTTTTCTGCTAACTCACAACCTTATGCTGTGTTTCATACTTTGCAAATCAAAGATGCTCAAACAAAATATATTGTTGAATGGGCAAAGAGTAAACGAATTGAGTTTGACGATGTGATGAATACTGATGACAAAGAATTGAAAGAGGCATATTCAAACTTTACCAAACCGCAGTTAAAAAAGATGGTTGCGTATTTTGATCAAGTGATTCTAGATTGCCAGAAAGTTTCAGGTGAGAAAACCAAATCACGCAAACCACGCAAACGGAAGGCAAAATCGCCAGATCAATTGGTAGCAAAGTTAAACTATTTACCTGAGTTTAAAGAATTGGGCTTGACTTCCGTAAAAGTTACTGATATAATTGGTGCTATGTCATTGTGGGTGTTTAATACAAAAACCCGTAAACTCGGTGTTTATCATGCCGAAGATGCAGGTGGTTTGTCAGTAAAAGGATCAACGATTTTAAACTTTGCAGAATCAAAAAGTATGCAAAAGAAATTGCGTAAACCTGAAGTTGTACTGCCTGAAGTATTAAATGGTGGCAAAGTAATTCTTCGTAACTTATTAGATGGTATTAACTCCGTTCCGCATTGGTTGAATGGTCGTATTAACAAAGATACAATTTTATTGAAAGTAACAAAATGAAAGTGACAATGATTGATCCGCCAAGCGGTTGGATGTATGACTTTCCTAAAGCGATGCCTAAAAAGTTTGATACTTTTGAAGAACAGCGTGCATGGTTAGTTTCTGAGGGTTATCCTCAAAAATTAATTGATGAATTTGGCGATCATTTTTATTGCAGATATTGGGAAGAAGATGACCATGAACTTCCACCACATACTGATTGAGAATTGACATGACCATATATCTAAATGATGAACGTGATTATACACCAATCGTAGAAGAATGGGTTCGTTGGTTTTATGAAACTATGGATATCAACGACCCATATCTTCGGCCAGGCAACGAATCAGGTGAGGCGCCAGATGGTGTCAAAATTATCTTTGATGGTTTTGGTGACTATGAAGGCGAAAATCTTTTGAGGATAATAATTCTACTGAACTTGACCACGAATTTGTAACCGATTTAATTTTCAAAATTGCAGAGCGTGATGGTTTTGATTTTGATGATGACAAAGAAGAAAGACTACCTTCAAATGCTTGGCCATTTCCAACGAAAGCTAAAGATGACTGAAAAAGAAGAACAGAGATTATACCGAATCTTATTTGAAGATAGTGCTGAAGAAGTAGGTAATGAAGTTTATGAGTTGTACGATACAGTTACGGAAATAATTCAAAATAGAGCGCCAATATTGCCTCAAAAACAAAGAGTTTTACACTAAAATATCCTTACTATGATATTAATTGATTTTAATCAGGTAGCAATTTCAAATCTGATGGAACAAATCGGATCTTCCAAAACTGCGGTAGAAGAAGGTCTGGTTCGCCATATGATTTTAAATACTATTCGTACCTATGTGAAGAAGTTTAAAAATTCACATGGGCCGGAAGTTGTTATTGCCTGTGACAACAAAAAGTATTGGCGCCGAGAAATTTTCCCTCATTACAAAGCTGGTAGAAAGAAAATTCGTGATTCTTCTGGTCATGATTGGAATACCATATTTGAATGCCTGAATAAAATTCGTGAAGAACTCAAACAATACTCGCCTTACAAAGTGATCGATGTTGATACTTGTGAGGCAGATGATATTATTGCGGTTCTTACAATGCGATATTCAGTACATGAAAAAGTAATGATTCTTTCTTCAGATAAAGACTTTGCTCAATTACAAAAGTTTCCTAATGTTGAACAGTATTCACCAATTTTAAAGAAATATATTAAAGAACCATTACCAGCATTTCAACTCAAACAACTAATCATTCGAGGAGACAAAGGTGACGGCATTCCTAACATTCTGTCTATGGACTCTGTGTTTGTTACTGGTGGACGCCAGAAACCAATCACAGAAGCAAAAATCATCAAATGGATGAATCAAGAGCCTACAGAATTTTGTAATGAAGAAATGTTTCGCAATTATACCAGAAACGAAATGTTAATTGATTTGACAAAAATACCTGAAAATCTGAAGCAATCTATTATAGATACCTATGAGAGCGCAAAAGGCCATTCAAAGCAAGAATTTATGAATTATATGATTGCGAACCGTCTCAAAAATCTTATTGAAGTGATTGATGAATTCTAATGAGTGCAGAAAAACTATATTCAGAAATTTTTGAAGAATTTGAAAAAGCAGAAACAAAAGAACAACGAATTCAAGTTCTGAGGGCAAACTATCATCCCTCTCTCCGTGATTTTCTAATCATGGCATTTAATCCTAACATTAAATTTGATGTTGAGGTTCCTAATTACAGACCTGCTCCTGAACCAGCCGGCCTTAATTACACATATTTGGACATGGAAGTGCCCAAACTCTATCGTTTTATCAAAGATCATCCAAAGCGGTCACCAAACATAACTGAAAAGAAAAAGACACAAATTCTTACTGTTATACTTGAAGCGTTGCACAAAGATGAAGCTGATCTTTTGGTGAGACTACTCAAAAAACAATTCAAAATAAAAAACCTAACAGTAAAACTTATACAAGAAGCATACGGACTTTAATATGAAGATTGTTGTGGTATCTGGAGGATTTGATCCTCTACATTCGGGTCATATTTCTTATTTAAATTCAGCAAAAGCACACGGCGACAAATTAATTGTCGGTGTAAATTCCGATGAGTGGTTGATTCGCAAAAAAGGTCGAGCATTCATGTCTCTATTTGAACGTACTCGAATTTTACAACATATAAGAGAAGTTGACCATGTTGTTGAATTTGATGACTCAGATGGTAGTGCTAAACACCTTTTACAAATAGTAAAACAAACTTGGCCGAATGATGAAATCATTTTTGCAAATGGTGGTGATCGAACACAAGATAATATACCAGAAATGTCGGTTGAAGGAGTAAAATTTGTTTTTGCTGTTGGTGGCGGAAACAAAATGAATTCATCATCATGGATACTTGATGAGTGGAAATCACCTAAAACTGAAAGGCCATGGGGTCATTATCGTGTACTGTATGAATCAGAAAATACCAAAGTGAAAGAATTGACGGTAAATCCAGGTCAATCGTTAAGTATGCAAAAACATGAATTCCGAAATGAACATTGGCATGTTGTTGAAGGCACAGGCGTATTGTATGAAGAACGTAAAAGTTCTAACGATACAATAACTTTATATAAACATAATCAAGTTACAATACCATGTGGTGTCTGGCATCGATTATCGAATGAATCAAATGATTTACTGAAAATTGTAGAAATACAATATGGCCAAAAATGTCAAGAAGAAGATATTGAAAGAAGATGAAAGTAGCCGTAATTACACCTACAATTGGAGCTGACCACTTTGCTAAATGTTTAGAATCAGTTCAAAATCAAACATATGACAATCTTGTACATTATATTTTTGTTGACGGCAATCAGTATTTGGATATGGCTGATGGGCATATTAATAAAGTTGGAAATAGAAAACAAATATCAAGAATCACGCTTGAAGAAAACATTGGCAAAGGTTGGTACGGACATAGAGTTTATTCTGCTTGTTCTTTTTTGGTCAACGCTGACATTATTTGTTACCTTGATGAAGATAATTGGTACGAACCTAACCATGTTGAAGAATTGGTTAATGTCATTAAAGATGGAAATGATTGGGCATATTCTTTACGAAAAATTTATGACAAGCAAGGTGAATACCTCTGTGAAGATAACTGTGAATCGTTGGGTAAATGGCCTGTATATTTTAATCATGAAGTATTCCATATTGATACCTCCTCTTTTGCTGTTAAGCGTGATGTTGCTACTCGTATAGGTCACGCATGGTACGGCCAATGGGGTGCGGACAGACAATTCTTTGGTGCGATTAAGCATCACTATCCAAAATATGATTGTTCACGCCAGCACACACTATGTTACAGATTAGATGGAAATCCTAATTCTGTGACGAAAGATTTTTTTGATCAAGGCAATTTTACAACAAACCAAAAATACAACGGTAAATATCCATGGAAAGAAGAACGGCTCTCATCACCGGGGGAAGTGGTTACCTTGGTAATCACTTAGCAAAAGACCTAAAACAAAAAGGTTGGGAAGTAGTAACACTTGACCGAAAAACCTGTAGTAACAAATATGTTGATTCACATTTTCGTGGCGATGTTCGTGACGCCGATGTGTTAATGCAGATATTTGAAACATATCAGGTCAATACAGTTTTTCATCTTGCAGGTCGCATTGAAGTTGGTGAATCATTTAAAGATCCAACTTTATTTTATGATGTGAATCTTGGTGGCACCTGCAAACTTTTACATATGATGAAATTATATGGTGTTAAAAACATTGTATATTCTTCATCTGCTGCAGTATATAAACAACAAGGTCGTAACTTAAAAGAAGATGATGAAATCGCTCACAATTCACCATATGGTTATACTAAATATGCGTCTGAATGGGCCATCCGTGATTCGAATTTAAATTACGTTATTTTCAGATATTTCAACCTAGCTGGCGCAGATCCAGACAATGAATTTGGTGAGTGTCACAATCCAGAAACTCATCTAATTCCACGAATTCTACAAAATCTAAATAAAGTACAAATATATGGAAAAGACTATCTTACAAACGATGGAACGTGTATTCGTGATTACGTGCATGTTTCTGATGTTGCCTCTGCCCATGCTGATGGGGCAGATTACCTCAATGCAAGCGGGCAATCCGTTATTCTTAACTTGGGTACTGGGGTAGGATACTCGGTATTAGAAATAATTGGCAAAATTGAAGAAGTTACCAAGAAAAAGATTACCTATACCTTCCTCCCACGTAGACCTGGTGACCCGACCCGATTGGTTGCCGATGTTACTCTTGCCGAAAAAGTCTTGAATTTTCGGCCAAAGTATGATATAATGAACATTCTACAAACAGCACATAACTGGCAAACTACACAAAATGGCAAGTAAAGAACCACAAAAACCCGAAGGTTTAGGTGCCGATGATGTTATCGGCCTCCGACTTTTAGATACCCATACTTTTGTTCTCAACGGTGAAATTGACGCTGATAATATCGCCGGCGCAATTCGCTGGTTGATCTATGAGAACGCAAGTGATGAAGAAAAGGAACTAACACTATACATTAATTCAACAGGTGGACTATTGAACGATGCTTTTGGTTTAATTGATATGATGCGTAATTCAAAGCATACAATTAAAACCGTTGGTCTTGGTAATGTCATGTCATCAAAAAGTTTGTAAAACCAGTAAAAACGAAATTCAAAAAAGCCAAAGAACAACAAGGCAGTAAACACTTTGAAAAACCAAAACACCATGATAAATCATTTTATCGATTGGTGAAACAAGAGAAAGAAGATTATGTCGTATAGGGAAATTCTTGTAAAGCAGATTGCGGAACTGGAACAAAAGATCGCTTCGGATTCTGTTGAAAAAGAAGTTTTGCAAAAAGAATTAGCAAGACTGAAATTAGCAGAATATGAAGAAGATTGGAAAGAAGGCCAGGAGCGCAAATTATTACAAGAAGGATGTTAGTTAGTACTCACTAACATACTACCAGGTAGTGTTGTTTTAATACAACAAACCTCTTGACAATTTTCAGGCATTCCTGTAATATTGGAAGAATGGAGATTATTAGAGAAATCACACAATGGCAGGTCGAATTCCGCCAGCCAAATCATACCTATTTGATTAATGCAAAAAATCAAATTGTCGCATATGCCAAATGGCATTCAAAAACAGATATTCAGATATTCAAATCACGGAATGTATTAGATAAAAAATACCGCAAATTCGAAGTTGTAAAACATGCGGCATTATCTAAACTCATTTCTCGTTTCCAACACGAAGATAAAAAAGAAGCGGCAGAAAAAATTGTGCCGTCAGAAAATGTCCGTGTTTTCAATGTCAAATCAAAATCAAAAAATAAAACTTATACCGTATCATTTAATAAGTCGAGTAAACAAATTAGTTGTGGTTGTACCGGGTTTGGTTACAGAATGACCTGTAGCCATGTGAAAGCAGTTGCTAATAAACTAGGAGTTTAATTATGAAATTTACCGTATATCAAATCAATTTGTCCGACAAAGATTATGAAAATAATGTTTTGCGTGAAATGTACCTTAACACAACTATGGATCCCACCACAGAAGCAATTGAGAAAGCAGCCGGTCTGTATGTTAAAGTAGCAGAGATTGACGCTCTTTCGTTTGACCATGTGTTTGAAATTGGCAACATTGGTCCCGAAGAAAAAATTACTAGCTTTGACGATATGCACTCTGTTTCTGTTGGTGATATTATTAAAAGTGAAACAGGTGTAACCAAGTTTGTTGCACCTTATGGTTTCAAATCTATTGCATTTTAATTGGAGTTTATTATGATTCAAGTTATGAAAATTGCAAGTGAAATTAATGGACTTTCTGATCGTGATTTACGATTACTCGCAGAATGGATTAAAGATGATGCTGCCAATTCTCTAGCAAATTACCTTTCTTTTGAATTGCAAGAGCGTGACTCGCTTAATATCGAAGTACAAGAACCTGTTTGTTAATATGACAATTATCTACACTTATCAGAGATCCAGAAAACGCAAGCCCACCGCTAAACAGCGTGAGCTTGCAAAACAATGGGAAGAATTGGTTTCTAAACATGCACCAAAATCCTCTAATCCAGCCGCTTCTCAGCACCTGCTGCAGCGAGTTGTACCGTATCGCCGTGAAACGCCAAATTACCCATCACTTAATACTACTGAATACAACACCTATAAAAAAGACATTCAGCAATACACCGGTGATAAAATGAAAGGCATTGGTACTTTGCACAAATCAAATGCTGTACCTATTTTTACGGATGAAGAAGCCAAGGATCAAGCGAGTATGCGAAGGTAAGTTAGTACTCACTAACCTGCACCTGGAAGTGTTGTTTTTCTGCAACAAACCTATTGACAATTATACCGATTTTTGATATAATGGTAGTATTGAAATTGAGAGAGGTTGTATTATGAAATTATTATCGATTGGCAATCCCAAAGTCCTCAAAGGCATGAAACAAGGTTATATGACCTATATTCTGCACCTTGCACCTGCTACTCTTTCAGGTTATAATGTTTGTGCGAAAGCTACCGCAGGTTGTATTGAATCCTGTTTGAATACATCAGGCCGTGGCGGCATGTTTAAAAAAGGCGAAACGACCAATGTAATTCAACAAGCTCGTATTCGCAAAACAAAATTCTTTTTTGAGAATCGTGCTGAGTTTATGATGCAATTGGTCAAAGATATTGAATTAGCAATCAAACAATCCGCTAAGAAGAATTTGATTCCTGTTTTTCGCTTGAATGGCACCTCTGACCTTGCATGGGAAAAATACGAAGCAACGGTTACTGATAAAAATGGCCGTTCAATTGTTTTCAAAAATATCTTTGAAGCATTTCCTTTCATCCAATTTTATGATTACACCAAAATTCCTGGTCGCAAAGTGAACGGCATCGCTAATTATCATCTGACATTCTCCGAAGCTGATGGTAATGCTCTTGATACACTTAATGCGATTCGTGCAGGTATGAATGTTGCAACGGTGTTTGGCATCAAAAAGAATTCACCAATGCCTGAAATGTGGAACGGTATGAAAGTTTTTAATGGTGATGAAAGTGATTTGCGCTTTCTGGATCCAAAAGGTGTTGTTGTTGGTCTATATGCAAAAGGCAAAGCCAAAAAAGACACCTCTGGTTTTGTGAAGTATCCTACTTTTATGATGAAGGCAGCTTAATATGAATTATGACAAACGACATGGCGGCCCGTATGACCGTGGCTCTGCTGATGCATATTATTATCGTGGTTATAACCCACACTATTTTAAAGGCAGTAGTTATAACAGCGAAATGGTTGAATTGAAAGATATGACAGCCGAAGAAATTACAGCTTATACTGTTGGATTTCGTGATGAAAAAGATAGAAAGGCATGGGATTAAAATGATTACTGTTGATTCGTTTGAAAAATATAAAAGACCAAATCGTACTGCAATTTATACTCGCATACCAATTAGCGAGTTAGATTCTTTTCGCAAAGTGATGCAACAATACGATCTATATTTTAAGATGCGGTATCGTGGTCCTCGTTTTAATGTACCATCAGCCTCAAGGCGATTTGGTGTAAGTAAACAGACCACATGTCTTAAAGAAGATGCAACACATTTTTCAGTTTATAATTATTGAGATTAAAAATGGCAATTCGTAAACGCAATAAAAGCGATTTAAAGAAAAAGATTGTAATTGATTTGTCTGGTCCACAAGGTAATGCATTTTACCTGATTGGTGTTGTAAAACAGACTTTTCGCAGGTCAGGTGCAAGTGAACTAGGCGATCAAATTGCCCAAGAAATGATGAGCGGTGATTATGAACACTTGCTTAAAACATTTGATTTGTATCTCGGCGAACATTTTGATTTGGTGAGGTGAACATGAGCGGCAATTAACCTAAAAAGTCTTGACAATTAAACCGAAGTATGTTACTATTATTATCCCTAAACTAAATGAGGTATCACTATTATGGCAAAAACTATCAAACTCAAACCCTTTGAGAAACTCCTTACCGTTATGGTTTCTGGTAAGCCCGTAACAATCGAAGAAATCGATGCAACACTCGGCAAAGAAATTTACATGTATCGCTTGTCGACCTACATTTGGCACATTAAAACATTCGCCAATGGTGTTGTGAAGGCAATCAAAGATGGTCGCCGTGTTACTGCTTATCAGGTCATCAATGTGAAAGAAGTTAAAGAATACATGGATCGTGCTGGCGTGACCAAAGCTAACTTTGTTCCTGGTCAAGTCACCAAGAAACCGTCTATCGCTAAACTTGCTGACCTTGCGGCGAAGCCTGCTAAGAAAGCACCTGCAAAAGCACCTGCTAAGAAAGCTCCTGCCAAACCGGCGAAAGCACCTGCTAAACCCAAGAAAGTTGAAGCAGTTACCGCTGACGATCTGGAAATTGCAGAAGTTACCGAATAATCTCTCTGTGAAAATGGGGGAGTGAGCGCCACACATGGACGCCTATTCTTAAATGACAGCGAATGTCGGGATGACATGCAAAGTGCCCCTTAACTTATTAAAGGAAATATAATGATTGAAATGTTAAATGTAAGTGAAAAAGCTGCAAAGTTTATGATGGCAAAACCAGGTTCTTTCTTTGTTGTGCCGAAGAATTCAGAAGTACCATTTGAAACTTGTGCAAAATTTGGTGTAAAATTGTTTGTTAAGAATATGAAAGATAAACCGTTTAAAGTAATTAAACGGATTTAAGAACCCGCTGAGGTAACGCTTGGCTACTGTGACCCGCAGGAAGGAGAAGTGAGTTCGTAACTCACGGGTGGTTCTGGAACTGGAGTTCCACATCGAAAGATGCAGTCTAACCGAACTGGCGTTGGCAGTACGAAAGTCTCTGCGGTGAGCGAGTGGATGGAAGGTCAGTAGGTGTTACTACAGACTATAGTTACCACGGCCGCAGAGAAGCACCTTATTATGGAGTTGTGATGAATAAAATTCAAAAAGAAGTTATGTTGATTGCACAAGAAGAATGTGCAGAAGTGACGCAAGCAATTAGTAAATGTTTTCGTTTTGGTTTTGATTCTGAATATAACAATCGAACAAACCATGAACGATTAACAGAAGAAGTTGGTGATTTGATTGCAATGATTGATTTGATGATCGAACACGATATTATAGATGAAGCATCTGCTCAAATGGCAGCTTCACAGAAAAAAATCAAATTGAAAAAGTGGTCAAACATTTTTGATGAACAAATTGAAACGGTGAATTAAATGAATTGGGTTCTCGTTATCTGGTTAGCAGTACCAAGTAATTATACAGTTTATGATAAATTTGAAACGCTGAAAGCCTGTCAAGAAAAAAGAGATATGGTAACCAAAGCGTTGACGCAAGCGAATTCAGACATGCGTGTTACATGCCGCCGATTAGAAGATTTGGTGAGTGAATATGATCCGAAAACTGTTACCTTTCCTATTTACCTTTAGTGTTGCTAACGCTGCAACGATTGGCATCGGCGACTACAGGTATGGACCTGATACGACACAAAATTTCGCATGTAAAATGGCTGAAGATCGTGCCAAAGAACATGCGATTAGTCGTTTCTTAGGCGAGTCGATTGATACGGTATCATTTGAATCGTGTAAAAATGGTGAATGTATTTTTCAAAAAGATACAATCAATGAAGCAAAAGGTATTGTAAAGAATATCGTAGATAAAAAAGTTGAGATAATTGAAAAACCTGGTTATCTAAATTGCATTGTGACAATTCAAGCCAATGTGGTGAAAATAACCAATAACATTCGATTTGTGATATTTGATGACAATCTTACATTTAAAGAAAACGATGAAGTGCGATTTTCAGGCATTTCAAACCGAGAAGGTAAAGTAGTGTTGTTTAATTTCTACAACGGCAATTATTACCGAATATATGAACATAAGATTGCCACAAAAAATGAGAAATTTGTGTTACCTTCCTCCAACAATAAATTGGTGGCAAAATTACCCATCGGTGAAACGCAGTCTAAAGAAATGGTAACATTTGTATTTTTTGAAAGTGAAGTAAAGGTGAAAGATTCATATACACAAAAAGATCTGAGAGAATTTTTCTCATCAGTACCTTATGAATCTTATCGTGTTTTGAATCGTCATGTACATATTATGAGGTAATCATGAAAAAGTTATTAGTAATTCCTATTGTTTTTGCATTGACCGCTTGTGGTACTTTTGAAACTAATACTAAGTTGGCTTTAAATGCACCAGAATTTGGCAGTAAACCAAGTCAAGGTGATGAAGTCAAATATCCTAAGTGGTTTACAGAAAAAGAAAAAGATGGTGCTCTGTATGCTGTTGCGACTGAGTATTCAAAAGATTTTCAATTCTCCGTTGACAAAGCTATGTTGTCCGCTAAGCGTGAACTTGCATCGAACTTTTCATCACATGTAAGTGCCATGTTAAAAGATTATGCGGCCGAAGTTGGTGAATTAGATTCTACCGTTGTGCGTGAAATTGACCGTACCACTAAATTGGTAATTTCACAAGTGAACCTTGTTGGTGTTCAGCGTACACAGTACCGTGTTCAGCATGAGAAAGATGGTTATCGTGCCTTTGTAAAATTGCGTTATGCTACTGACGATTCAAACAAACTTTTGATTCAAGAAATTAAACGCAATCGGCAATTGAACGCTAAACTACAGGCATCAAAATCATTTAAAGAGTTAGAAGCTTCAGTCGATAAAATTGAGGGAAAAAATGAAAAAAGTAATCCGTGATGGCCATGTTGCAGTAATTTATTCACCAGGTTTTGGTGCTGGTTGGTATACATGGAACCAATTGTTAGATAATGCTGAACAGTTGATTTATGATCCGATGATTGTTCAAATTTTAGAAGAGCAATCTGATAACTGGTTGGATCAATTAGTTGAATATGTTACTGAAGAATATCCAGATGCATATGCTGGCGGCCTTGATGATTTGTGTTTTGATTGGTTGCCTGTAGGAACTAGATTCAGAATTACAGAATATGATGGTTCTGAATCAATTGAAACGGAAAAAAGTATACCATGGATGACCGCTTAATCAATTACCTCAAATATAGCGGTGCATGTGTTACACTAACGGTGAATCCATACCATTGGGCCTGGATTCCTGTTTTTAAATTTGAAAACTTGGATGAAATATGGTTCACAGATAATTTCCGTATTTCAATTTTATTTTTAACTGTAAGAATTTGGATAGATGATGGGAGATGGTAATGTCAGACATATTTGACTTAGAGCAATCGATTATGAAATGTTGGAATGTTGTTGATGATATTGATTTGGTTTATAAAAATGTAATGGATAGGCAAAGACCATTTACAGAAGATGAACTTGCAAACATTCTACTTGGCATTAAACAATTATATCATTTGAGATTTGAAGAATGTTTTTCTCAATTCGAAGATATGTGCAGAGAATATCATCAGCTTAGAAAATTTAAAGAATCTAATCAATTTTCAGATATAAAACAACAGTACGAATGAACATCTTTTATCTTGACCGTGACCCACGTATCTGTGCCGAAATGCACTTAGATAAACATGTGGTCAAAATGATTATCGAATATGCACAACTCATGTC